TTGCCCCGCCACATTTTGCACTATCGGCACGGGGCCGAACATGTCAGATGTTCCGACAAGTTGCCGTATTCATTTTTAGCATCCGCAGCCGTTGCAGGTGCCGCAATTCCCATACTGATACGGAGCAGGGACGGGGAAAGCCGGAACAGGGCGGGGGTTGTAGTAAGCAAGTTGCCCGCTCATATAGGCTTTCAGCGTTTCATTCTGCGCAGCCTGACTTGCGGCAAGCTGTGCAGCGAAAATCTGCTGGTTCTGCTCGGCAATCTTGGCATCCTTTGCCTCGATACGCTGGGCGGTCAGTGCGTCAAGCACCGCACGCGCATTGGCGTTCTGGTTCTCGATGATGTCGCGCGTACCGTTCTGGATGGTCTGGCGCGTGTCGCAAGCCTGCGTAGCAAGGTTGTAGTTTACACCCTGAATCGCCTCGCGGGTCTCGCAGCAGCAATTAGCCTGCTGCATCTGCATGGCGTTAAGCTGCTGCATAAATGCGGCCTGCTGGTTTGCGCGGCTGATTTCGGCGCTCATAAAGCCCTGCTGCATAGCGTTCTGCACACCGTTGACAAGCTGTGCCTGAGCATAGAAACCGTCACACAGGCCGTTGTTCACGACGTCGATTTTGCGTTCGATGTTGGCAAAGTCGCTGGTGAGGATGTAGCCATCGACAGCGCCAGCACCATTACCGCCGCCAAATCCGTTGTTGCCCCAGCTGCCGCCCCAACCGCAGAAAACGAATAGGAAGAGAATAATAATCCACCACGCACCATCGCCGCCAAAGCCCCAGCCGTTGCCATTGCCCGTATTCGCGGGCTGAACAGGCATTGTCATCACAGTGCCGTCCGAAGAAAGACTCATATTTAACTCCTTTCAAAAGTTGATTTTATTGTTCACCGTGCGCACGGTTTGAACCTATTTTAAAAAGCCCTGAAACTGCTGCGCCATCGCTTGCAGCTGGTTTAGCTGAGCTTGGCTCATCTGCCCGGATTGCAACAGCTTTTCTACTTCTTTTTTGGGGTCTCCCTGAAAATTTGCCCGGAACTGCTGAAACTGCTGCATCATCTGCTGAAATTGTCCCATCGGGCCGGGCATACGCCCGCCGCCTAAAGCATTAAACAGTGGATTTGGCATTTTCGCTCTCCTTTTTCTTTGTCAGCGGTTTGTCTGCTGTCAGCGCGTCAAAGCGTGCCGCCAGCGCGTCAAACTCTGCACGGGTGACAAACTCCCCGGCTTGTGCTTGCACGGCCTGTGTGGGCTGTTTCTGTGCTGCTGTGCGCTCCGTGTAATCAAAGATTCGCAACGGCTGCGGCATCCCGCTTGCATCCACTGTTTTGATATAGAACGAACTTTTCTCGCTGTCCATCAAAAGCACGCTGTTCCCCGGCGCACAAAGATACGACTTCGCCGCTTCTTCTCCCTGCACCCAAATAATAGGCGCAGTCTGCTGTGCAGTCTGTTGCTGCTGCGGATACGCCGCTTGTCGAAGCTGTGCAAGCTGGTCGGGCATGGCCGACGGCATCTGCTGCCCCATCGGGTAATATCCCGGCGCAAATCCGGGCTGATACGGTACGCCAAACGCCATAGTCAATCATCCTTTCTGCCAATAATACAGTGGCGTCTCGTCGCCGCTGTCCCATGTGTCAAGCCAGTCCCCATCACGCACGCAGACAACGTGCGTTGCAAGAGCCAAAATATACGTCCCGCTTGGGTGCTCCGACGCGAAATCCGCAACCGTGTAGCAGTCCGGGCAATTGTTCGGAATTGCCGAACGGTTCCACCCACACCGACGCAGGTAATGTCCCCATACGTAATTAGCAGTCGGCATATCATGTAATAACAAACCCTCAACAGCCAAGTCTGCATATACGGTCTCCCATTGTTTCAAGGTGGCTGCTGCAATGGCTCTTACGGTACAATCGCCGACGCGCTTATGTTCTGGATTCAGGTTTAATTCTCTGTACATGGCTTTATCCTCTATATTTATTGTAATATTTTACACAATTTCGCGTGCGCCACATATACGCCGACTTTACGCCATTTTTTGCAGAAAATTCTAAAAAGTCTTTGCAAAAGCCCTTGACATTACATCTCTAGCGATGTATAATATAGACACAGTAAGAGATAAGCAACCGCACACAACAGGAGGAAAATAAAATGACCACTATTTCTAATGCCATCTACGCCGCCACCAACACTTCCGTCAACAGCAACGATGTTATCGATGAAATCCGCGAGGCAATTTCCAGCGCCGCCATGGACAACGGCAAGCAGTGGGTCACTGGCCAGGATGACGCCTTGTGTCGCTGGGAGTACTACGTCGACTACAACCGAGAGGATGAGCTTGACGAAAACGGCGAACTGATCCAGTCTGATGAGACCATAACGCTCCTTAGCATCCACATCCTGCCCCGCTCCGCCAGCTCTGCCTTTGTAAAGGCCGGCAACCCGGTAGGCGTAGAAATCACTGTGGACGTCAACATCGAACTTTAATTAAGGAGGCCCCCATGGAAATTACAATTACCGAATACGCTGCCCGCCACAACCGCAGCCCCGTCACCGTCCGCCAAAAGGCCCTGCGCGGCGGTTTCAAAACAGCCCGCCGCGTCGGTCGTGACTGGCTCATCGACGAAGATGAACCCTACACCGACAACCGACTTGCCGCACCCCCACCGCCGGACCTGTGGCTGCTGACCAGCGGCCGCCGCTGCGACACCATCAGCGACGCGGGCGCGGTCAAAATCGCCAATGATTCCTTCTCCGTTCTGATTCCCACCGGCGCAGGCGACGGCGACTCCGCGTTTTGCATCTATAACGACGGCGAGATAGACACCGCACCCCTCAACTACTTCACGTTGATTTCCGGTAAATTCAACATCTACGACTACGATTGCGGCAGCACCGTCGCCGAAACGGTCGAGGGTTCCTTTCAGGTCTACTACTCTTCCGGCATCGTGTTTTTTATAAAAGCAGAATAAAAAAAACAGCGGTCGCACCGGGCAAATGCCCAGCACGACCGCTGTTTTATATCTTCCTGATTTTATCCACGACCGCCCGCACTAACCGATTGACCGTGCGCTCGCTGCAGTTCATTTCCGCAGCGATCTCCGCGTTGCCCAGGCCGCGCCGCCTGTAATCCAGCACAGCCCGCTCGTCGTCGGTCAGCATAAAGCAAATTCTGTTATACGTCGCCAGGTCAACACAGAAATCAAACCGGCGCACGCAGTGGATTATTTATCTTTCGCGCTCTGTTTCACGCACTGGTTGGCATAGACCGCCCCCGCCGCGCACAGCACGCCCTGAATGATAGCGGTGAAAACAGCCATGGCCGCGTCCTGCCCGCCGCCGATGGGCGACGTCGCCAAAACGTACAGCGCGGCCAGCACAACGCCCACTGCGGCCAGCACCGCCGGGATGAGCTTGTCCGCCACAGCCGTGCTGGTTTTAAGGCAGTACCCGACGAAAATCAGCGCCGGAATCAGTACAAGCAGTTCAGGCTTGATGTAGTTCATGTAGTCGATGTTCATAGTTTAGCTCCTTTCTCTAAATCATGAATTCGTGTTTCATGGTTTTGCAAAATCTCGTCTTGCTCTTCGTTGTGCTCCCACAACCGTTTATGGTTCGCACTGTTGCTCCTGTCGTTATCCTGCACCTGCTTTACCACACTGTCCAGCAGCGCCTTCAACTGCGTGATACTGGTATTCAGTTTCAAAAGCGGCGTTGTGACCGTGACAATCAGCCCGATAAGTACAACAATGTCCTTGACGATATCCCAATCTGTCATTCTTCACTTCCGTTCCGGGCGTCAGGCCCATTCGCTTTTATACAGCCCAGCATCCGTCAGGCCGCGCTGTTTGCACAGCAGATAAATTGCATCCGCATCCCCCTGGCTCACCGGCCCGATGGTGATTACTTGCAGCTTGCTTGCGGGCTTGTCCACCGCGGGCAGTGCTTTGACAAGATGATTCAAATCAACAACGGCAGTGATGCCCGGCACGCTGCCCTTTGCGGCCTGCCCATACTGGTGGATGTAGCGCGGCAATGTCTTGTCGTAGTTCGTGCGCGTGTCGGCCAGCCAGCCAATGTAGTCTTCACACAGGTAGGCGTAGTCGATGTTTGCGCTTGCAAAGGCCGTGAAGGTGTAAATGCCTGCCGTGAATCCGTGCGCTTTGGCTCTCTCACAAAATGCCATTGCGATTGCAGTGCGTTGGTCTTTCGTAAGGTTGTCGGCGCGGCCATCGTGCGTCTCGTGGCTCCACTCGGCATCGAAAAACAGCGGGTAGCCTGTCGGTGCAAGGCTTGCGCAGAAATCAGCTTCCTCGCGGGCTTCGTCCACCGTGACCGCCTGCGAGAAGAAATAAAAGCCGAACAGTTTCCCGGTTGCTTTCGCCCCTGCAAGGTTGGCGTCGAACTGCTCGTCCTTCATCAGCTTGCCGCTGCCGTATCCGCGATACCCGATGCGAACAATGGCGCGGTAGGGAACCTTTGACCAGTCAATAGTGCCCTGGTGATGGGCCACATCAATCACAACTTCCTCACCGCTGGGCTGTGCAGCGTCTGCGGGCTTTTCTACGGCGTGTTCACCGGCGCGGTATGTAAACACCTGCCTGCTTGCTGTGGTGAAGTTGTTGTCCAGCCACACCAGCGGATTCGTGCGCTTGCCGTTCATGATAACTTCAAAATGCAGATGCGCTCCGAACACATTCCCGCTAACGCCAGAATAACCGATGAGTTCTCCCTCTTTGACCTTCTGGCCGACCTTGACGCAATAGCTGCTCAAATGGGCGTATCGCGTCTGCAAGGTCTTTCCCTTGTAGGGCGCGTGTTTGATTCTCACCATGTTGCCATAGCTCTGCATTCCAGTCTTTGTGTGACCGTCCCAGTTCTGCGTCTGGTCAACCGTGCCTTCCTCTGCCGCGTAGACCGGGCGCTTGTAGTCTGTGCCGTTCTGCGTGCGCCAATCGGCGCCCTGATGCAAACTGCCATCGTTGTAGTACCACCCCTGCGTTAAAACGTGCAGGTCAAGAGGCCAGTGCAGCAGAACCTCGCCGTTAGATAGTCTCATAATATCAACTCCTTAAATTTTCAGTCATCCGTTGCACTCATATTTTTCTCCTCAGTAAATGCAGAAATACGGTCGAATGCCAAGAGAATAGGAAGCGTCGTCGCAGGACGCAAGACCGTCGCCGTTGACAAGGGCGAAGCAGGCAGCGTTAACAACGTCCCTCAACCACCAGTTATCGCGATTACAAATTCTGCTTGGCTCGTGCTGGAATAACGGCAGCTGGGATTTTTCTACACGGTAGTTAGCCGGGACATTACTACCGTTAGAGACAGGAGAGAAAATACCACTTCCATAGACCATCTGCTCACACATGATTGAAACGGAATCGTTAAACCAGTTACCGTTTGAGGCTATACCGTTCGTGACCTGTGTTGTTAAATAGGTGCGCCGACTCATTATATGGCTTCTATCGAATGCGTTTTTTATGATGTCATTTGCTTTCGCAAGACCTGATAGATTCATCTGAGAACCCATATAACCGTTAGCCGTTGTGTTGGTGGTGTTCATGGGCGCATTGTACAAGCAAGTGTCTGGCACAATGAGAACATGGTTGGTAGTACAAGCGTTGCCATCGTCACCACAGTTCAGCCAGTAATCGAACGCTGCGATTCGCCAATTGACCCCGCCAATCGTCCAGTAGTCTCCGATGTATAAATCATCGAATGTGCCCGCCGCAATAGCAGCATACTGTGCTGCCGTCACGCTCGTGCCAAGATATTTGCCACGATAAATGGCATTGTGCGCCCCAGCGTTGGGGGCCGTCATAATGCGCAACAGATCGTCTCTGCCGGCTTCAAGGAACGGATTATTTGCTACACTCATTGGCTCACCTCCACCACAAAGACCGCCGCAGCGCTGGGCGCACTGTTCGCATAAAACTTAACAACTCCAGCTCCGGGTTCCAGCGCGGCGACCATACGCACCGCGTCCGTCGCCCTCGTGCGGTCAGATACGGTGATATGACTGTCCGCTGTAACCCCGGCCACCGTGACGGTAGAGCACTGCGTATAACTCGTGCTGGTTCCGTCGTCCCACGTCACTGTGTAGCTGCCAGCCGTCCAGCTTTCAGCCGGGACAGTTACGGTCTTCAGCTTTGATTTCATAGCGGTCAGCAGTGCGTCGATTTGCGTTTTATCATAATAATTCGCAAACTTACTGCTTTCACCAGTGTCCTTCCAGACACCCGTGTCGCTGTCCCACACCCAGATGGTATCTGTATCGCCAACAATAGCCCAGTTGCCGTCATAACCGGTATCGTGCGCGGCGTAAAGTGCCTCGTAATTCGGGTACCACCCTACCGCCCCCTGGCTGACCTGCTGGGCCATGGCCGCGTAGTATTTGGCGTTGTCCATACCCTCGCCGGGGCGGGTTGCTGTATCTCCCACGGCCCAGCTGCGGGCCTCCTTGGCACTGGCCGCTGCGGCCGTGGCGTTGGCAGGCGCGGCCTTGATGGCCTCGATGTTCTCGTGCACATCCTGGATGCCCGCTTCATTATCCCGCACGATCTTGGCGTTGGCGGCCACCTCAGCGGCCAGCACCTGCACGGTCTTGTATTCGTCCGTGCTTTCGAGCATTCCATCCTGCACCGGGTTCCGGTCAATTTCCAGCCGCAGGGCGGCCATACCGGCCACACCACCGCCCGCCAGCACCTCTACCACCGGGGCGAACGTGCCGCAGCCGGTCGTCATCTGGGCCGTCACGGCCAAATAAACTGTGTTGCGGTCGCTGCTCACGCCCAGCGCAGGGTTGTAGACATAGTGGCCGTCTTTTTTATCCATCCGCAGGTTGACATCCGCACCGGTTGGCAGTGTCCAGGGCTGCCCGCCCTTGTACAGGGCCACGGCCAGCACCGGGAGCGTATCGTCGTACTGCACAAGATGCACCGGCTGCACAACGTCCCGCCGGTCAAAATCCGCCCGCGTCGCCTTGATAAGCGCTGTCTCGGGCGGGCTGTAATTGGCTGCCGCCATTTAAATCACCTCACTGAATCATTCTGCCGTTGACCAGCACATAGCCGTCGCCCGCGCCATCCACGCCCAGCTGCACCTTCACATTTCCTTTTGCGTCGCTTATCGCAATAGCGCCGCCTGAATACTGTCCAGCCATCGTGACGTTGGCAATCATATCGTTGGGGTTGCTGGCCGCCGGGCCGTACAGAACCAATCTGCCAACGGCGTTGTTCGACCCCCACGTGGACATGAACGCGCCCATGTGCCAGTTGCCGTCATTGGTTTTTCGGTACATTTCAATTTTGGCGTCGTCGATGACGCACTTGCTCTCCGACACCGTCGAAGTAAATTTACCGGTGATATCCACCGACCCGTCCGAGCCGATGTTGAAGTTGTCGCTATTTACCACCAGCCCGCCGTTAAAGGTCGTGACGCCCGTGTCCAAATTGGACACAAACTTTCCGTTGGTGGATTGCAGCACGCCGCCCCGGATAAGATTTGCGCTCATAGTCCCGGATTTTATGAGGTTGGCGCTCAAACTGCCGGTCGTGATAAAATCAGCGTTGATTGCGCCGTCCATCGTGGCGGCCAAACGGTACGGCCCGCCGTAACCGCTGCTGCTGTAACCCCAACCGGCCAGATTCCACCGCCAGACCCTGGTAGCCTTTTCGATTTCCGGCTTGTCCATGACCAGTATCTCGTCCGGCTCATCCGCGCCGGTGGAGCTGTGCAGCACCACATAGCCGCCCAGGTTGCCGGTGATAAGCTGTGTGGCGCGGTCAATGGCCCGCTCCAGGTCGCTGCGCGTCTTGTTTACGGTGCTCTGTACAGTTTTGCCCATGTCGGCCACGGTGTTGGCCAGGCTGCTGCGGGCGTCGCCCAGCTCTACGCTGTCGTACCGCTCCAGCAGCACGTCATAGACCGTTTTGATGCACCGGGCGTCCGCGCTCACGCCCAGCTTTGCAAACTGCACATGGACTGTGTCGCACAGGCCCACCCGCTCCAGCAAAGCCATGTCGGCGTATTCGGCGGTCTGTTCCAGCTGGGCAAAGCTCAGTGTCAGGCTCACCTTCGGCACGCCCACCCTGTTGGCGCTGATATAATCCAGCGCGGCCTGCCGCAGCTGCGCGGCGGTGGGCTGTTCTTTTATGTCCTGGCTCACGTCCAGCGTCAGCACCCGCACAAAGTCATACTGGCCGTCCGGCACGTTGACAACCGGGCTGCCGGTGATCTGGGTCACGTTGCCATCACTGTCCACCCAGAAGGGGTAGACGCCGGTGTATACATTGGCGCAGTTTTCCTCCTGGGTCAAGTCGGTCAGGTTCTTGCCGTAGCGGATTGTCACGCCGCGGTCGGTGCCGCGCTGGCTGTGCAGCTTCACGGTGGTATTGTCCCACTCATATTCGCCGCCGTACACATCCAGCACGCTGCCCTCCACGCCGCCCAGCAGGCTGCGCAGACTGCTGGGCACAGCCACGGCAAAGTCAGCCACGGTCTGGATGTCTGTCCAGAATGAGTAATCACAACTTACCGCCGCATGGCTTTTGAGTTGCTGCAAGGCATCAACGGCGTTCAACGCCTTACACGGCCCCACTGGGATGCCGCTCAAATCGTAGCTGATGTGCTGCGCGTTGACCGTTACCTGTCCATTGATGGGGCGGCTGATTTTATAAATGCGGAAATACTGTGCCTCACTGTAGGGGTTCGGCTTTGCCAAAATCAGCCCGCGCAGCGCCAGGCTGCTGTAATGCTGCCCGGTGATAGGATAGACCATTTCCAGTTCAAACGCGCCGTTGCGCTCTTCGGTCACGGCGCAACGCACAGCATCCCGCAGCACCCCCACGCCGTTGCCCTGCAAGCCGGTCGTGCCGTCATAATATCTCGGATAGCTAATGATTTACACCTCCTACAACGTCCACCATCTAGGTGTGATTTCGCACTTGCTAATGCCGCCACTCCAACTAATTTGTGTAGCTCCTGCCCCCAAAGCAGGAAATTCAGGCGCAGTTACATATTTATTTAAGTTTGTCGATTCTCTGTAAGCGTCCATCATTTCGCAATCTAGGTACATCGGCCCGGTGTAGCCTGTAATACTTATTTGTGTGCCCCCAACTTGTAATTTGGCATCGCCAGTAACGGTTAGTGCGATAAGCGGCAGGGAAGGGAATATAGTGGGATTGTACAGAGAATCACCGCTTTTGACTTCAACAGCATTTTCGCCGTCTTTTAAGTATTTTTGTGGTTTGCAATCTAACGAAATGGTAAATGGCGCAAGGTGGTTTGCCCGGATATCAGTTTCCGGGAAATTAACCACCCGCGCCATTCTGTACACATTTGGCTCTTCCTCTGTTTCAAGCCTGCGATAGCCTAGAGTAGTTCCACGCAAAAACGCTGAAATCGTTGGTAAAGTGTCGCTCACATCAGCGCCGGTCAGCGCAAAACATTTTGCTGTGGCGCTAATATTTGAGTAGCTTCCATCCCATTCTGTCAGGTCTCCACTACGTCCAGAAATGGTTGTGGCGGTTACTCTGGGCGTCGGTTGCCCAAAAGAAATTGCATTTTGCAGCCGTATTCCAACATCAAGGCTGCATACGCCGTCAAGCCAAAATTTATTAAGCATATACAGCCGCCTTTCTGTTGCTTTGCGCCTGAAGCTCATACGAAATCTGGTTTACAAGCGCGTGTGCCATAGAATTCACATCGTTAAACTGAATGCCGTTAATGTCGATGTTGAACGTCATGCCGCCAGCCATATTTGCTTCGCCCTTACGGTATGCGGTTGCTTCGTCCGCAGTCAGAACCATTTCGCCACGATGCAGGTTGGCAACATAGTTGTTATAGGGAACATAGTCAAGACCGCCTGCGTGGCTGCCGTCAGACCCCGTGTTATTTTTCACGTCGCCTGCATTGATGACAAAAATGCTCTTGATGCCATCCCACAAGCCTTGCACGAAGCTGACAAGGCCGTTCCAAACAGCCGCAATGCCGCCCTTAATGCCCTCTACAACGTTTTGGCCGACCGTAGAGAAAAAGTCAAATACACTCCCAAAAATGTCCTGAATCGACTCCCACGCGCCCTGAAAGTCACCTGACAATACTGCGTCAATCGTGGAAAACACGCCGGTAATCAAATCAAACACAGTCTGGAAAAAGCTTACCGCAACATTCCAAATGCTTTGAATGATAATCCACGCGCCCTGAAAGAATCCGCTGATAATCGGTGCAAACGGCGTAAAGATAACGATGATTGCTTGGAAGATAGCCTGAAAGAACGCGCTTGCCCATGCCCATACAGTCTGCACAAGGCTCCATGCAGCGCTAAACGCTTCACCGATGCTCTGTATGACTGGGGTCAAATCTGTAATGACCTGTGTAACGACCTGCCAAATAACCTGCATAGCCGCTTCAACATAAGGCTGTACAAATGCCACGACTTCCTGAATCTTGGCAGAAATCGCATCCCATGCAGCATTGGCATTGTTTTTAAAACTATCAATAATGTTAGCAATATTTTCTATTGCCGTTTTCACATTATTGAAAATATCCAGCAAAAAAGAAAAGTCAGAGTTTTCAATCGCGCTTGTCAGCCCTGAAATAATTGCATCGCCAAAAAACGAGAACACATCAGCAACAATGGGCTGCAATTCGCTTGCTACGCTGCTTAACCCGCCAAAAAGAGACTGCAAACCCTCTTCAATAGTCGGTTCCAGCTCCATAATCACGCTGCTTACATAAGGCGCAAGCTGTGTGACCAGTTCGCTCAAACCATCAATCAAGGTAGGCACAATTTCTTTGATGCGCGGTATAATGTTGTTCCCGGCAGTAATAACGCTGTCAACAAGGTTGTCCACCAAGGTTTGAAAGTCTTGATCCGGGTCTGCAATACCCGTCAGCAGATTTTCCCAAGCGCTCTTCATTGACGCTGTGCTGCCTTGAATTGTAGTCGCAGCTTCCTTGCTAGTCGTTCCCATGATGCCCATGTTGGCCTGCACGACATGAATCGCTTGTACAATGTTCGCATAGGACATACTGTTGGAATCGACAGTAACACCAAGCTCTTTCTGCGTGTCCGTCATGGCAGCAGCTTCTTTGATAAGCCGCTTCATCTCGGCCTGCGTACCGCCGTAGCCAAGTTTCAGGTTGTCCAGCATCGTGTAGTTCTGCTTCGCAAAGCCGTTATATGCGTCTTGAATGGAAGAAATATTGGTGCCCATCTTGTTCGCATTATCTGACATATCCGAAATCGCAGTATTTGCCATTTCAGCGGCTTTTTGTGTATCGCCGCCCAAACTTGAAACCAGTGCCGCCGCAAACGATGTGGATGTCTCCATGTAATCATTTGCTGAAAGACCCACATTCTTGTATGCGTCTTTTGCGTAGTTCTCTATGATTCCAGCGCTATCTTTGTACAGCGTTTCAACGCCGCCTACAAGCTGTTCGTAGTCTGCATAGCTGTCCAGCGATGCCTTGCCAATTGACACGGCCATGTTTGCAGCGGTTTTTCCAATTTCCGTAATGCCGTTGGTTACGGTCCGCAAGCCGTCTGAGACAACATTGCCAAGCAGCGTGCCGCTGAAAACGTCCATCAAAGACGATGCGCCGCCTTTTGCCTTTTCGACTCCTTTTTCATAGTCGTCTGTGTTAAGACTTAATTTGGCATAAAGATTAAAAACGTCCACTCACTCGCTCACCTCCTGCCGTTCTTTTGTTTTCAATCCATGACGCGCCGCAAAGTCTTTGAAATCTGCCTGCACCTGTTCTGGTGTCCGCGTATCCACTTTGGGAGGGTGGATAATGTCAATATATCTCGCTGGCCTGTCCTTTACGCCTGTCACAGCTACCACAAGGTTCCACGCGCTGTCTGTCATGTACACCTTGTACAGCTGCTCTTCAAAATCAGCTTTTAAAGCGTAAGGCAGCGCCGACACAAGCGCATTTGCGCCCAGTTTCGGCATTTTCAGCAGTACAGGGATTACTTGTTCTGCCCGCCACCGAGATACGATTTGAAAAAATCAACAAAGCCCTTATCGTTCAGCAGGTCGGCAACTTGCTTGCAGGTGATAAGAAAATTCTGTTTGCCGATTTCTTCCACCGTCAGGCCGTTGAACGGGGCGAGGATTGCGTACACGTCCTCTCGGTGCTGTTTCAGCGTAATGTTCAGCAGCTTAACGATTTTCGCAAGGCCGAAGCGCTGCATTGCAATCTGGGTCGTTTCGCCCTTCGGCATCGTTTTCTGCATCTCTTTCACAAGCGCTTCATCGTCAATCAGGTTCGTGATGGGCTGCGCGATTTGCAAAACGACTTCCAGTGCCTCATCAGTGCCAAGTTCAGAAAAAATTCGCATTAGGCTTCATCCTCTCCGGCCTTGATATACACCTCGCACGGAACAGTATCCTGCGCTGTAATGGAGTAATGCGCTGTGTATTCAAAGCTCATCTGGCCTTTTTCCTTGTCGCCGGTCTGCAAGCTGAAACCGCCGGTGGACAGCGTATTCAGCATGTGAATGGCACAGAAACCGCCTTTCGTAGTGCCGTGCTTGTCGGAATAATCGCACAGCAGCCACAAATCGGTAAAGTCACTGTCTTTCAGGTCGTTGCGCGGCGTGATTTTGGAAACCTTGGAAGTGGTTGTTTCATCTGCTGCGCCAAGCATACTTTTTACATTGGCAGGGGATGCCGAAACATAAGTGCCGCTGCACTTGACCTCCCAAGATTCAATCTGCTTAAGCTCTTTCATGTTCTTTGGGCAGTTGTCGATATCCTCGCCGAAGTCGGTAAAGCTCGGCACAGCCGTAAAGTTGATGCCGCCGGTCGTAGCGCCCAGCAGCGCACTTTCTTCCGGCGCAGTACCGGCAGCCGGGTCAAACGTAGTTGCAAGATAGCCAGCGTTCAAGACCAGTTCCTTAAACGCAGATTCAGGAATACGAGTAAATTTCATGCTTTCACCTCAATTTAGGCATAAAAATTCGGCGGTCACGTTGATGTACCGCCGTTTTAGGTTTTTGTCTGTGTCATCTGCCAGCGATTGGCAGAACGGGGAGCCGCGTTTTAACCAAATCAAGCCGCCATCTACCGGCAGCGTCACGCCGCCAATGCCCAGCGCGTCCGAAAGCTCAAGCGCCTTTGCATTGGGCACCGCTTCGCTCGTGGTATGGAACCACATGTTGACCGTCAGCGATACCGCCCCGCCGCCCCATGCGTCAAACACGGCATCATAGGTCAGGTAGGGGAGTACCGCGTCATCTGGTACGGCATTGCTGGCGTAAGCGGTCATAAATTGCCCGAAAAACTGCTGTAATGCAGCGCCCTTTGTCATGTCGGCAATCCCTCCCGCAATCGTTCAGCCGTAAAACTTTTTAGGCCGTTCAGCATCGGGGAAGCACTTGCCGGGGCTTGCTTTTCTTCCGGGCGGCTCGTGACCCGAAAATATGCCCCGGTCGTCACGTCTTTATACAAGCTGCCGTACTCGATGGGCACATCTTTCCGCACAATGCCGGTATACACGCTGGTCACACCCTGCGCTTCGGCCTGCCGTGCTTCAAGGCTGCTGTCCAATGCAACGTAATTCGCAAACTCTGCGCCCTCGCTCCACTCGGTAAAATAGCCGCCCTCGCCGTCAGACTTTGTCAGCTTGTCCATAATGATGCAGCTGTGCGAAAAATCATCTAAAAGGCTCATAGCTTTCTCCATTTGTTCAGCCGGGACGCAAACACGCCCTGCCAGCCCGTCACAGAACTGCCAGAATTGCCGTTTGCGCTCGATTTGGTGTAACTATACCCTGCGAAACTCTCGCTTTGAAACGGGCTGTTTGCAGCGCTCTCGTACTTGCTGCGCCATGCTTCCACATCCTCAACTAGAGAAATAAAGGCAGCGGGCACAGCCAGCGCCCACACAGCACCGTCAAACGTTTCATCGGTCAAGCTGCCAGCACCGTACTGGTGCACGCCATCATTGAACACGCTCCCGATAATGCGGAAATATTGCCCCTCAACTAAAAAAGGCAGCGTAATGCTGCCGTCCTTGATGGTAAATGTGCCGCTGTACGCGCCATCTGGGACCTTAAACCAGTTCCGGCACTCTTGCATCAATTCTTCAAGCATTACGCTGCCCCCTTATTACTTTTTGAACTTTGCCAGCACGACTTTGGCTTCGTTGGTCAGAGCCGCAACGTAAAACTCGTCAGCGGTGATCTCGGTGGAACGGTTACGCGGCTTGCGCTCGGTCTCCACGTTGATATTGCGCTTGCGGTAGATGGTCAGAGCGGGGACATCGTCCTCAGTCTCGCTGTCCTCGTTCAGCTTGACGATGGGGCAAGCGTAGTAGGCGGTAGCAGCAGCCTTGACCTTATCACCGACAACCAGCGCAGCAGCGCAATGGGGCTGGATGGTCGCCAGATGCTTTTTGGTGGTGGTTTCGGCGGTAGTATCAGCGACAATCTCAATGGTGCCGGTGCTGTTGTCCTTCTCATACTCGATAGAAGGAACCTTGCGGCTTGCTACAACGCGGGTGTTGGCAATCTTGCCGATTTCGCCGGTGACAGCAACGCCAGCCTGATACTTGTCAGCGCTGATAAAGTCAGCATCCTTGCGCAGGGTCGCCATCTGTTTTGGGTTGATGAACATCACCTTGTCGCTGTTGATTTCCTCGTTGAACACGTCGATGGCATCCACAACGCCGCTGTACTTGATAGCGGCAGCAGTGCCGTCATACACCAGCGTAGCGCCCTGCAAGGCTTCCATGCAGTCATTGTCGATTTTGGCAGCGATAGACAGCGCCAGCTGCGCATTGGCTTCGCCAACAGGGTTGCCGTAGCCAGACAGCACAGCTTCATCGGTCAGGCCAACACCCTTCATGGCCTTCTTGATTTTGTACTTCTTGTCCTTGGTGCTCATCTTGTTGATGTCAACGTCAACGCCCTCTGCAACGTCCTCTGCGTCACCGATGTAACCGTAAGACGGCACAGTAATGGTATCGCCGGGCACGCCAGCAAGGGTGTCATCCACCTTTGCAAAAGGCGCCACGCGGATTTTGTCAGGAATCTTTGCCGAAATCATATCGGCCATAACTTCGGGGTTAATCAGGTCTGCCAGTTTGGTCAGGATAGTATCTGCCATGTGTTAGTCTCCTTTGTTGTTTGCAAGCTCGGCATACTGTTCCGGGCTTTCTTTATAGAGTTTCAGTCGGTCTGCATAGCCCATCTTTTTAAAGGCTTCTGCCGTGATGGAACAACTGCCTCCGTTTCCGGCAGGCGGGTTCGGTGTGTTTGCGCCCTGCGTGCTGGTAGTAACGATGTAGTCGCTGTAAGATTCTTTCAGGCTGGTTTCCAGCTTGTCAGAATCCTTGATAGCGCCTTTTTCGTCCAGTTCCAACTTGTCCAGCAGGCCATCGCCTTTGCAAAGCCGGGCAACAGACTGCAAGCGTTTGTCGGCAATGCCGACTTTTTTCAGGGCGGTCTCCAGTGCCTTTTCTTTGGCAGCGGTAGTCTTTTCAGCGGCCACGCTGGTTTTGTAATCCTCAAAAGCTTTGTGCTCGGATTCATACTTCTCCTTGTAACCGTCATCGCCCTTGCCTTTCAGGTCGTCCAGTTCCTTTTGAACGCCGGGAAGTTTTTCCGCATCGGCTTTATAGCGGTCAACGTCCGCTTTCAAACCGTTTACGGTGTCAGTGTGGGCTTCAATAATAGTGTCCTGCTGCTCTTCGGTCAGCCCCATACCTTTCAGCAGCTTGCGAGTAATAGCCATGTTTTCGCTCCTTTTCTTCGGTGTCAGTTCTTCGACATTCGCGTTTATATAAAAACAGCGGTTCTTTGCTGTTTTTGCAAAAGGTTTGTAAAAACGTTTTCTTTCAGATAATTTGAAAGGAAACATTTTTTGTGTATAAAAAAGTGGCCGTTTCCAAAATGGAAACAACCACTAAAAAGAGCCGAGAGGCTTATTTGCCTTTCAGCTCTTGTTCGATAATTCTGTTATACTGTGCGGCATGGTCTGCCACTGCGGGCTTGATGTACGGTTTTGCGCGTTGCCCGTGGGTAAGGTGCCAATCGCCTTTTGCGTCTTGATATACCCACGGCGTTTGTCTGCCGCCCGGATAGTAAACGCCCGTGCCGCACTCAATATAAACTGCATACTCGCTATTTGTGCCGATATATGCAGCTTTTTCGCCGTCGTTTACCATATGGGTAATGCTGTTTCGCAGATTGCCCGTGTCAACGGGGCATAGCTTTTTAGCGTACCCCTCTGCCACAAGTCCGCATTCTTCAAGTGCCTTTAGGCAAGCAGCGTTTAGCGCTTCCAACACTTCATCGCTGTGGTCTTCAAGTCGTATCTGCATTGCGTTTCCACCCCGCCCACTCTGCATAGGTCATATCTTTTACAAGCACCCATTCCCCCGTTTTGGTGTCTCTGGCGCGTCTGCCGCCGCTGCTTGTGTCCTCGCCGTCAACCTCTGCAATCTGGGTGCATCGGCAGTTATACACAAGATAACCCGGTGCGGAACTGTCTCCAGGATACATAAGCTCGTAACCGTCAACCTTAAACGGCTTGTCTACATCGACCGTCTGACCATCAAGCATTGCGTGTGCGTGGCGTGTGCGGTTGTCCAGTGTTGCCAGCCATTGTTTTTTCAGCTTGATGCCCATGTCTTGTGCAGCACGGTAAGTATCTAGCCGTCCCGCGTTCTGCGCCGCTGTGACTGCCGTTCTGGCGGTTCGGATAGCGCTTGCACGGCTCATGTCCTGCATACGCTGTTGCAGGTCGTTGGCGATTTTCGGTATGCTTTTGCCTTGCAGGATGGAGCTTGTCACGCTGCCTGTAATCTGTTGCTTGCCGTATTTCAAATCAATGCCGCGCTGCAACGCACGCTTTGGCGGGTAGTACGGCATAAGGTCAGGCTGTTCCACAATCAGACGCTTCACTGTCTGCTCATCCCACAGCGTAAAATCTGCTTTGTCGGAAACCTGCTCAATCTTGTATGCGGCATAGTTGCGATTGAGCGTGTAAATGCCCGGCGTGGCGTCATTGACGTATGCCACAGCCGTTGCATTGGCATCGGTGTATCTTTCTGCCACCTTGTCCCGCAGCGCCGTAAAACGCTTGCCACGGCCCATCTGCGCAAGCCGCCATTGCTTGTACTGCTGTTCGGTGATTTCGCCTGCATCGAGCTTTTCTTTCATGGCCGCATCGCGCTTCTCGAACTGCTCAAAATAGGCTTTCACCGTGTCTGTCAGTTCGTCAGCAGCTTCCTTGTACAGCTTTGCGATGCGGTTTTCCAGCTTGGCAAGCTCTGCATCTGTCAGGCGGTGCGCGTAATCAGGTTTTTTCATTCTCCGAAACCCACGTTTCAATATTCGCAACATCTCGCACAGCTATTCTCAATTCCCAGTGCGAAAGTTCTTTTAGTTCAGGCCCCGTTTTTGTTTCTTGGTAGACTGGAACCATAAGCAAATCGTCTCTTTTAAGCCCACGAACAATGACAATAACGTCACTGTTCTCCATTTTCGCTTCCAGATGTAATGAAATCGGGATTTTTGGCTCTTTCAAGTTCCTCTGCCTCCTTTCGTTTCATCAACTCTTCGTACTGATCAGCGTCGCCGTTAATGGTCAATAGCTTGCGCGTGATGTACTCGTCGTCGTAATATTCTGCGCCGAGTAGCACGGTCTGCGCTTCTTCCTGCTTGTTGATAATCTGGTTTCTCGTGTAAGTTGGTTCATCATCAAGCCCGGCAATTGCCAAAATGCCCTTGATGCAGCGCGAAACGCTACTTTCAAATTTGTCTGTTTTCAGGTCGAGTGGAACATAGCTTGCCTTGATAGCCGTTGCCGTCTGGTTACCCGCGCTCACGGCAGATGCGTCAAACGCCTGAAAATCCGTGTACAGCTTTTTGGTCAGCATATCAATGGTGGCTTGCGTGCCCTGAAACGGTGCTTCAATGCTTTGCGGCGTGGCTTTTGCGCCCTCATCACCATCTGCATGGGCAACGTGGGTAGTTTTCAGACGCTCAATGAACCTTGTATCGTCCTGCTCGTCCATGCCGCCGCAGTTTGTAAGCACCCAATAGATGAGATTGCCCTCATCCACATTGTTTACCATGTTGCTGCTGGCAAGGTCGAGCGCGTCAACGGTGTTTTTCCTTCCGCAAAGTTCGCTGCGTGCCAGTTCACCGTTTTTCAGCGGGATAATGGGAAATCCGGGATAATTCTCGCCGTCATAAATTTCTGTGCCATCAATCTCCGAGTACCGCACTTTCAGCTTGTACGGCAGTTTCCCGTTCAAACTGCGCACTTCACCGTTACGCGGCTTGATGTAGTCAGTGTAACCGTCCATCTCGTACAGCGTTGCCCGCAGCGGTTTGTCCGGGTCAATCTGCCAGAACCGGATTCCGGCTTTCAGTGCGCCGTCCTCTTCATCGTATAGCGGAACAAACTGCTCCGGCGCAAATACCTGTATATGGTCAAGATTCCAGAATACGAAAGCCTGCCCACCAATCAACGCATGGCGGGCGGCATCCATAATATCTTCATCAAACGTAGCGCCAAGCGCCTTTTTTGTGGCGTCTTTGTTAAACGCAACGCCGTTGCCCAGCAGGTAAGAAACTTCCTGATCTACAACAAATCCAAAAAACTTGCTGGCAATCTTGTGGTTTGCTGTGTACATATCGGGATGCGCTTTTCCCTCAAGATCGTACACCATTTTTTCATAGCGGTTGATTGTGGGATTTTCGCCCCAATAGTACAGCTTTGCGTCCAGAATGTCCCGCGTCTTTTTCTGGCCTTTAAAATCGTTGATGGTGTCAAACACAAACCCCATGCGGGAACGTTCATCTTCACCGACCGCCACAAAGTCTTGATATGTTCTGATTTTCCCTCACCGCCTATCTGTAAATGCTTTGATACTTCATTGCCGTATTGTCTCCGGCTTTGTTTGCTGTGCTTTCCATCGCATAACGCACCGCGTCAATGTGATGGTTGTTCAAATCCGGGTAGCCTTCCAGCACTTCTCCCGTCTTGCTGTCTCGCTCGTATTCGTACTCGCTGAATTCCTTTGCTGTGTCCGGGCATCGTTCCGGGTCAATGACAATCGCTTCCAGCATTTGCAGCCACTTTGTGCCGTATCGAACCGATTTCGGTCCTTTGCGGGCAGGGAATGTTTTCACGCCGTACTTGTTATAGTCGGCGATGGATTTCGGCTCGGCACTATCCGCGCATACTTTGTCCTCGCGCGTCAGCCCTTTATCCAAAAGCAGCTGCGCAGTGTCCCTGTTGCTGGTTCTACGCCGTGTCAGTTCATCGAAGATGTACAGCGTGCGCCGCGCTGCGTCATAGTGCATCGCATTGTATGCCCACGGGTCAGGGTACCAGCCCCAGTCCACGCCGCGCTTGATACGGTCAAAGCTAGCAATCTGTTCATCGGTGATTTTCTCAATGCGCAGATTCTCAAATACTGCCGTGCCACTGCCGACAACCTCGCCTAAATACTCATGCCGGTATGCTGTTTCATTTGTCTTTTCCAGATATTCAGCATCGGCCAGAAAGCGCTCTCCGAGCCATTCTGCGGGCGTTGTTTTGTAGGTGCTATGATGTATCAGCTTTCCATCGCGGGCTTTCAGTGCGTAGCCGTTTGCCCAGTTCCGCGCCATTGCGGGCGGGTTGAAGCTCTTGAACGTGATGAACCAGTCACCGCCGCGCAGGCAGGACTGTTCCACGTTTCGGATTTGCTCTTCACCGTCAAACTGGTCAAGCTCTTCAAACCAGCAGATGCCGATATAACCAAACGGCACTTTGATTGACTTGACCTTGCCGGGGTCATCAACGCCGAAAAAAAGCACCTTTTGCCCCGTTGGCAAATAGGTGCATTCCATAGGGGAGACAGTGCAACGAAAACGGTCGTGCAATCCAAGCTCATTGATTGCCCATACAATTTGCGCATAAACGCTTGTGCGCAGTGTGTTTCCGACCTTGCGGAACACTGCTGCGTGGCATTGCGGGTGTGCCCTCAGCTGCAAAATGACTTCAACGCCAATGAAGCTTGACTTTGTGCTGCCACGTCCGCCTTTTGCCACAAACTCTTGAACTTTACCATCTTCAATGTCCCAGAATGGCTTATAAAATGCTGGCGAAATAATATCCTTGATATGTTTATTCTCTTGGCACATCATAAATAATATTCACCGTTCCCGCGCTCTCTTGCTTCGGTTTGTCGTCCCATCCGAAATTTGCTCGCAAGCTGAACTGTGCGCCGCCGGAGCCGTCTTTGTCGTACAATCTTTCTTCGGCGTACTGTTCGCATTTAGCCTTTGCGCGCGTAATCGTGTCAACGAACTCTGGTTTGTTTTGGTAGTTCAAAAGTGCTTGCCTTGATGTGAATCCAAGCGCAAGCGCCAATCCTGTCACAGTAGGCGGCTTTTTATCGTCATAGATGATATAGCCGTTTTTATTTCGCATCGGTTCGCCGTTATCGTCTAAGAACGGCTTTCCTTTACAGGCTTCAAAGTAGGCATCAATCTTTTCTTGCATTGCCTTTACGCTTCTGTATTTAGGCGGTGCGCCAACAGGATTTTTTCTTGATGCCACTTTATCACCTCGCTTTACAACACAAAAAGCCCACACAATTTGTGTAGGCTTATATCCTTCAAAACCCCTTTGCGCCGGAGGAAAAGCGCGTTCCCGCCCTGTCTGTGTATGCTGTGCAGACCTCACCCGTTGCGGGTAGCAAATCCGCAACGCTTTTCGATTTCCTCTATTTATATCCCGCGTAGGAAATCACAACGCGGCATCCAACCCGTTTTATATCCCGTCTGCTGGTTTACGGTTTCTGCTTTGATGTTATGGGTTTCGGCGATGCGTAACTGCGTCAGTAACGGAGTCCGCACAAGCAGATGCCGAGCAGACTTTTTCAGGCTCTCGAAGTCCCGTTGCGGTCTGCCATCGCGCCGCGCTCCTGATCGGCTTGCCGCTTTGCTTACAGCGTTCAGGTTATCTATCGCGTTTCCTGCGCAGGGCTTTCACCTGTGGGAATGACCCAGCATTTGCCCACACGCAGGTCTTGCTCCTGACTGTTCGCCGTTGCTTCGGAACGAGTCGCCCTTGTCCATTGTTATGTCTTCCAATGGCACTGGCACAACAAAGTTGGCTGTGTGGGATAACTCAACGGCGGCGTCCCCTTAACTGCACACGCTTTAATCTTCGCCACAATCACAATGGAGCTTAGCGGAACCGTTGGTATTGCCGACTTCCACGGCAAGGCTCACCCTGTATTACAGAATCCGCCACATGGTACGCACTGTTAGTAGGCGCATGGCGGTTGCCTAACGGGGAACACAATTGCCGCGTCCGGCCCTGCTACCTTTACCCGTATCATCGGCATTGGTGCTGAATCGAGGACTTGAACCCCGAACCATCTGATTACAAAACAGATACTCTACCAGTTGAGTTAATCCAGCATGTGCGGCTTGCCGTTTGCACGACCATTGTCATCATTTGTGAGGTATACCGCGCACTCTCACACAGACAGGTTGCGACCCTGCCCTCTGGTACTACACATAGGTCTTGCACCTTTGCCGCGCCGTTGCTTGCGGAACGCAGCGCCCTTATTCTTTGTGGATAGAATCGGCTATGCAGTATATAAAATGCCGGTCTTTCCCGGCTGCCAGCTATGAATAGGAGAATTGAAATGGTAAAGAAAAGAGATTTTAGCTATGCCGTAGGCTGTCCCGTTCCTACATCATCCAGCATATCTATGTTACCACTTGACAACGTCCCCACAGTTACCCTTTTTTCTTGTCCAAAAGCCAGAAAAATTTTCTTCTGCTTTCGTAAAACTGCCGTCTGCCGCAATACACAGGCTGGTATTCGTAAGCCGTTCCCTCTGTTACGTTTTTCAACAGAGCGCACCAGTTTAAAGGGTCTGCTTCTCTTGCCGCGTCCTCAATGATTCGGACATCTGTGCTTAACTTTAGCGCTCTGTCCGCCTTTCTAGCTGTTGGGTCTGACTTTCCGTTTCCGTGCGGTAAACCGTCATTTGAAACCGCATCAAGCCCTCTTGCACTAGCAATTTCCAACCGCATTTCAGCGTATCTTTTGCAAAAGTGCTTTAATTCAAGGTATCGTTCTTTTGAAATTCCATATTCATCTAGGTTGAGCGGTCTTTCTCTCATTCTTGCTCCTTTCTTCCAGTTTCATGCAGCGCGGAAGCGTGCAAATATCGCCATTCCTCCACTCGCACGCCGCGCAAAGATGTTTGCGGGCGTATTCATCAACTAGTTGCTGTTTTGTCATGGGATCACCTCCGGGGGTTCGGGGAGCGGCATCCAGTGGGTGACGGCGTCAAGGAGACCCCACTCATCAGACGACCATTTCCCGATTTCATTGTCGTACCAAGCGAAATACATTATGCCTCTCCTAAATGCAAGCACTTCCGTTTGCGGCTTTGGCAGTCTGTCTTTAACGCTTATCCATTTGCCGCAAACGTCTTTATATGGTTTAACCTGATATACAGCAGCAAGAGCATCAAGAACCCGTGCGCCAACTGGCGTATTTGATTTAAAAGGCAAATGCTCGCCAATGCACCTCTGTCTAATTGCTTTTAACGCATCGCCGCGCAAAATCAAATCATTGTTGTCATATTCTCCATTTATCATTTTATCTTTTGCCTTTTGGATAGCTTCAGCAATCTTATCTCCATCAAGTACAATGCTTTTCATCTGTGTTCACCATCCTTTTGCCGCAGTGCGGGCAAAAATTATAAGCAGCGAAAGAAATTGCATTACAGGCTGAACATACAACATTTGTGCTTCCGCCGCTATCGCTTATCCAATACGCCGTAGGTAGCAGGGAGTCCGGGTCGATGGTGGGTATCTCGTCCACTTCCGCTTTTATAGCGTTGTATTCGTCCTCGTCTATCTCAATTGCGTTAAAAACGGCAATCATAACTTCCCTTGCGTCAATGAGCCGCATCAGCCTGTCAATGTATCTTCTTTGTTCTTTCGGCTGGCTTGCGCCCGGAATCGGGCAACCTATTGTTGTGCTCATTCTGATACCTCCTCTACATAGGCCATACTCTGGCGCAGATTGAGGGATGCGGGATTGAGAATACAAGTAGGTACGACAGCATAGCTGCCGCACGTACCGTTGTTGCACACCTTACCGTCCACGTCCACAAGGCGAACGATGCCCGCGGGGCCTGTGTCTGAATCCTTATCGCCGCAATACCAAGGCGTAGCAGTCCAAATCCAATCATCGTAGTGCGGAATGAACTCACGGTACTTGCGATACTCGTCGCAAGTGATAAGGAACACTTTGTCATTAACCGTGCCATAAGACCTATCTCCGTTGTCTGCTACAAGGTCAACTGTATGCGATAATAGACATTTTTCGTCAAAAACAGCGTTCGCCATAGCAGATAGAATCCTCCGCACATTACTGGTGCGGTAGTTATTCCAGTTGCCTTTTTCGTCGGCAAATTTATCACTTGGGCAGAATTTTACATCTTTTGCCCACGGCTTTGCCATAACGACCATCACGCCGCCGTCAGGGTGGTTCGGGTCAAGACAGACCCATTCAAAATTCTTGAACATGAAGTGTTCGCCGGGTTGTAGGGTTGTAATGTTAGTCATTGTTGGTAACCTCCGTTCTGTGATTCCACAACTCAATCGCGTCCTGTTCGTTTTTTATGAGGACAGTTCCGATGCGGCAGTAGTTGCACCGCACTGCATACATGCCTTCATAGCTTGCATATAACCCGGCTGTAGAACCACAGAACGGGCAAGGCTTTAGTTCGATATCATCATCATCAATAAACGTTACCATATCATTAATAAACGTTACCATTGTCCGTCACCTCCGTGAGCCAGTATTTGCGGTAGCAGTCGCCGCAGCCTTTTCCATTTGTGCATCCAATGCTTTTATCAATGGCGCAAGGCTTAATACACAAAATTCCATCATCTTCATCTATTTCTGCATTAGGGAACACCTTCAAAAATTCACTCTTACGGGTCTTGACGGGGCGATCTTTTGCAAACCTTCTGTAAAATTCAACTGCATTCATTCTTTCTTTCCCTTTCTTTCCGTTTTATGGTGGATAATACTGCCTTACCAATCTGCATTTATAACTACAAAATCTCCGTTTTCTATGGCGCAATCGACCAGAATCTTAATGCTTCTCCAACCGTATACATCGTGTTCTCTTGCAAAAGTTGCAAGGTCTTTTGCCTGTTCGGATGTGAGCGTCATATCCTTTCCGTAAAAATCTCGTTCCGGTTCTTTCTCTCGTATTTCATAAGGCGCATAATAGCCGATTTTTTTGAGATACTCTTTCCAGACACGCCCGCCGGAATACTCATAGTCTTGCATTGTGCCTTTGATTGGCTTTCCGCAGTGCGGGCACTTGCCCACATCGTAGCGGCTGATTGTAATATCAAGTCCCATTGCGATTACTCCTTATTCAATATCTGCAATGCTTTCCACAAAGCAGTTGTAGTAGATATACCTCTTTCCGTCAAAGTCGAATTTCACGTAACCGTCGTTATCGCTTATATCAATTTTGCCTTTATACTGAGCGAGCTGCTTTCCATCGGCTGTGTAAACGGTCACAATACGCTCGATGCCGTTTTGCAGGTTGCTTTTCTGGTCTATCATGGCGCGTTGCCCTGCAGCGGTATTTGCATAATACCAATGAAAACCCAGAATTATAGCAACGCAAATCGCGATTGTAACTAGCGTCCCGATAATTTTTGCAGCGAAGCTATAAGTGTCATAAAGGATAAAGCCAGCCATAAAAATAATAAAAGCATCTAAAACAATTACCCCTATCCATGCAAGAATTGGCATAAAATCACTCCTTATCCAGCCCGCGGGCTACATACTGCCCATAGGTCAGGCCCAGGGCGGCGGCTTCGCGGGTACATTGTTCTATCGGTTTTATGGTTTTCTTCAGGCAGGGATGCGCGGCGGGTTTCTTGCTTTTTTTCAAAACACCGGCATCCCTGCGGCGCTGGTAGGATGCCTGCGCGCTTTTGATATTGCGCTTGCGGATGCAGGAATCGCAATAGCGCTTTGTGGGCTGGACATCCCACATGATTTTCCCGCAGGTCTTGCAGAATTTTGTTTTGGTCATAGCGGCTCCTTTGTTTTGGGTGCTTCAATGCCGATGCTTTGCAGCGTTACCTGTGCCCAAAGGTCTGCAAGCTGGTCATTGCGGTACTCATTGTATTTATCAGCAACGGGGCCTGTCATTGCATCCTGAATCCGTTTCAGGGTGCGGGGAGAAAGACCGACCTGATAGCACGCCAGCAGGCACAGATAGGTGGCGCGGGTAGCAATGTCGTTGCGCTCCTTCATGACAGCCTCCTGCGCACGGCTCTGGATGCCCTGAATTTTAGATTCTGCATAAGCGTCTATGGCTTTTTGCATTGCTGGGGTGGGATGAAGTCTGGCTTTCATAGGTTACACTTCCTTGCTTGCCGAAATACGGCTTTCCCAGCGTTTGCGCTTTTGCTGCATGATTTGCTCGATTTCATCTGGGTAGTAGTTTTTTTCTTCAAAAACCTCCATACAGAGCTTTACGTCTGCCAGTTCTTCAAGCAAATCCTGTAAGCATTCTTCTTCCGATTTTGGCGTCGGATTCTCATCGCGGAGCTTACGGGCAAACTTCAAGGCTGCCTGCGCAAGCTCTGCGCTTTCTTCTGCCAACTGTTCCAATACGGCGGGAGTCCCGATTGTAGAGCTTATGTACAGATTCCCGGATGTAATCTTTTTACAGCCGCCCGGATGGTCTGTGTTACCGCCTTTCAGATTGCAGCATGGACTGCTATAGTCGCAGCAGCAGCCGCAGTCAGGGCATTTACGTTCAGTTGTCATCTACTTCATCCTCCAATTCTTCAATAAAAATTTCGGTGCGGGGGTTTTCTTTGTCGTACATCACGCGGGAACCGTCCACGCTGGCGATGATGGTGTTGTTGTCGTCTGCAATGATTTTGGCGGCGACAAGGGTGTCGTGCGCGGCCTCCATTAAGTTTGTGAGGTCTACTTTGCGGCGGGTCGGCATATAGAACACCGTGGCGACGCGGTAGCGGCCCGACAACGGGGCTTTCGGCTTTTGGGTGAGTACCACATAGCGGCCTGTTCGTAACGCTTGTACTGCCTGCTAGGGGCGATGAACGGCTTGCCGGTGCGGTGGTTGGTAAGTATCTGCTGGGAGTTCTTTTTGGTAATAGGGGGGCAGGGAGATAATGTATTTTTGGATCATAAACTGCCCCACTGTTCTGCCATTGCAGTGGCGATGCCGGGGAATGTTTTGCTTTTCCGTTTGCTGTCCCGGAATGGCATTCCGACATTGCTTCTATGCGAACCGTCCGCTCTCTTGCTTCCTCCCGAAACCCACGAACACACAGGCTTTACAATTTCAGTCGGTTTAAGGGACGGGATTCCTTTCAGCCACAGACAGGTTTTCTTGCTGTACGGATGCCCAAATTCATACGGTTGAATAATCTGACTGTATTTTGGCATCCTGTAAACACCTGACGGTATCGGATTCTCAACTGCAATTTTTTCAACCGGTGCATTCAGAAATTTCAGAAAAAACTCTTTTGCATCCAGCCCATTGTTCAGGCGTTCCAGTTCCACATAGCTTTTCCCATCGAAGCGTTTGTACAATCTCGCCGCCCCCGCATTTGAAAGATATGTGCAAGGCGGATGCGCAATCAGCAAATCCCATTTCCCGATTTCGTGCGTTTTACCGTCCATAGTTACGATTTGCCCCCCCCTCGATTGCTTTTAGGGCATCTCCTAAAATATGCCATTCCGGGTGTCCACCCGACGGTTCCTGGATGTCGCAGCTGTATGCTTCATGTCCGCGTTCTCGGAACGCCTTGCAGACTGTCTGCGATTCTTCACAGGCAACTAATACTTTCACGGTGCTATCTCCTTTACTTTCGCGTAGTACTTCTCGCTGTACCAAATATCCGGCAAGCGAGGATTTTTGGTGTAACCTGCTGTGCGCAGGGCTGCTTCGGCGTTCCAATGCGTGGAATACAGGCGCTTGGAGTGGGTGATGTCGCCGGTAGAGCGGGAATAGGTGATGATTTCATACTTCATCGGTGTTCATAGCCTCTTGCAGGTGCTTTTGCGCGCTGTCCATAATCTCTGCTGCCTTTTCAAGTTTCACTTTCGCGTCGCTGCGCAGGAGGTTGGCTGCATAGGCAAGCTCGGCAGACGCAAGCTTGAGCAGAAAATCTTTATCAGACATTTTTTGTCACCTCACAAAACAGATGGAATGGTTTGGCCCATGCGTAATCGATTTGACCGCAAGCGCCGTGCCGGTTCTTGACGACCTCCAGCACAACGTCGCTTTCTCCTGGCGGGTCGAGTTCATACTTTTCGCGCTCTTTGGTATACTGACCGGGGTTGATGGCAAGAATCATATCGGCATCATGTTCGATGGTGGCAGAGCCGAACATATCGGACATTTTTATCATGCCTGTATCGGCGGCTCTCGCGGCCTGTACGAGCTCGATAATGCAGATATGATATTTCATGGCAAGCTGTTTTAAACCGCGTGTGAGGGCTGCCAGCTCGTCGTTACGCTTTTCTTTTGCGTTTGGCGGTGCGACGAGCCCCAGATGGTCGATGACAACGACTTCCGGCTTGCGGTCTTTGATGGTCTGTTCGACATCGGCCAGCCCGGCAAGGCTGGAATCGTCCAAGATGAGCTTGTATCGCTTTTTGAGAAGTTCGGCATCTTCGGCAATGTGCTGCGTCTCTTCCGGCGTGAGCTTGTGGTTGGCAATGCGGGTGGAATCAATTTGCTCCCACCGGGAGAAAATGACGGTGTAAAGCTGTTCGCGGCTCATCTCCAAAGACTGGTACAGCGTGAGCGCGTTTTGGGATATTTGGCACGCAATTTGCAATGCCAGGGTGGATTTGCCCTTACCGGGGCGGGCCGAAATGACCGTGACGCCGCTGCGGGCCAGCCCGCCGGTGAGGGCATCCAGCTTACTGAAGCCGGTCTGGATGCTGTCACTGGGCTTTTGCAGCCAGGTGAGGAAGTCGTTGATGCCGTCGGCAAAATCTTTGGCGCTCTGTTCCTTTTGGTGCGCCATGATATACTGTTGGCGTTCCACGATGCGGAACAGTTCGGCGCTGGTCGTGTCGGCGTCCTGGTCTTGCGCGAGAATCTTTTGCAGTGCGGCGGTGAGTTCCCGCTTGCGCCAGCCATCCATCACGCAGTTGATGTAGGTTCGAAAGCCGGTTACGGAGGGGACAGTCTCAACGCACTGCACGGCAAGCGATTTCATGGCGGGGCCGCATTTGGCGATCACCGAGACGGTGTCGGCACGCTGGCCTTTTTCGGCAAGGTCTTTACAGAGCAGGAAGATGTTGCCCAGGTCTTGCAGTTCGAACATCTTGTAGGTGAGGGATGCAAACGCGTCGTCCTGCAAATCCGGCTGGATGAGCATGATGCCGATGACGGCTTTTTCAGCAATGGCGGTATTCATTCGACATCCTCCCAACCGATGATTTTAGGAACAACGCCGTTGATACGTTCCTCCCGGGTGTACTCCCGGTCGAATATCGGGCGGCGGGGTTTCTCCGGTGCAGTAGGTTTCTGGGGTTGGGATGCTTCATCCTGCCAGCGCTTTTGGTTGAGCCACGTTGCGGGGTTGGGGATATACTGACCGTTGTCCTTCGTCCACTGCGGCGTGGTTTTCAGATAAGCAAGGCTGGACAGGATAGCAGACAGGGTTGCGTCATCAGGGACAAGGGCAGAAAACTTTTTGCGGGCATCGGCTTTGCCGACTTTTTTTGGGTAAGCGGCCCAAAACTTGGTGAAAGCAGGGGAATCCGCGTCGGCCCCTTGGGGGGTATGGGGGGTATTCTTAACTTCTTTATTCTTCTTTATATAAGGGTCTGTGCCCTCACTGTGCCCTCTCTGTGCCCTCTGTTTGCCCTCGTCTGTGCCCGTGCATTGATAGTCGTTGTAGTTATTTACCGTGAATACGCTAAATTTTCCACACGGCGACTGTGCCACTTCCTGTGTCTCTTTTAGGTGGTTTATTGCAGTCCGAACTTGTTTGACTGTTAATCCGGTGTCGGTGGCAATTTGACGGATAGAGGAAACGGCCTGACCGGGTTCTAGTTGAACGCTTTTGTAGTAGCAAGGTTCATAGCAAGCCAGAAACAGCAAGTGCAGAAACACGCATTTTGTGGGGGTATCGGTATACCAGCCCCACTTCATCATGCGGCGGTACAGCTTTATGTAACCCTCGTTGGCCATTTTTCAACACTCCATGTAATATTCAGCGACGCGGCACAGTCTGCCGTAGCGGTTGCGGCGCTGTACCATGCGGGAGGCTACCGGGTAGCCCCTGCGCTTGATATCCGTGATGCGGGAGGCAAGGCGGCTGCACCCGAAATCTTCCAGCGCGTCCAGGGCGGTCAATGTGCCGCCGGATTCCAGCACGGCTAAAATCCGGTCTATCTGTGATGGGATGCGTTCTTTCTTTTCTTTCTCGTCATTCATGGTAGCACCTCAGAACGTCAAATCGCCGTCATCTTCAATGAGGGCGTAGTCTGCATCGGGTTCGCCCTGCGTGCGCTGTGATGCGGCTGCGGGGCGCTGTGCGGCGTTCTGCGGGGCGGGACTGGTATTTTCCTTACTGCCGCAGAAACTCACGTTCTGGGCCACGATTTCAACGGCTGTGTGGTTCTGGCCGTTCTTGTCCTGATATTGGCGCGTCTGCAAGCGGCCATCAATGGCGATCAGCGCACCTTTGGGGAAGTATTTGCAGACAAACTCTGCGGTTTTGCCCCAGGCAGTAACGTCAAGCCAGTTCGTTTGGCTCTGACCGCTGGCATCCTTATAGCCAGAATCGTTGGCGATGCGGAAAGAACAGACGGACTTGCCGCTGTTCGTGGTTTTGAGTTCCGGGTCTTTGACCATGCGGCCAATGATAGCAACAACATTCAACATAGGTTAGTCCTCCGCAATATCGAGATAGTTTTTGTAAAAGCGACGGCGGAAGTCAGACACCGTCCAGTGATAGTAGGCCATTGCATGGCGTTGACCATCTTGTTCAAGCTGCAACCGCGTAGCAGCACAGTTATGTACAGCGTCAGGCGCGTTTCTGTGGCAATCTGCACACAGAGGAACCAAAAGCCCGTATTGCTTGCTTTTATCGCGGTTTCCATTGTATTTGCTTCCGCTACCAAAAAAGATTTCATGACGCTCGGTCGGTTTCCATTACTGGCATTTGTAACACTTAAACCCATCTATTGGCATAATAGACGGCGCGTAACCGTTTCGGTCAAGCTGAACGCCGTATTCATTGCGTGTCTGTCGGCGCATCGTCTGTCAGTCCTTTCAACTTGGAGATTTCCTAGGGGGTCATGGTGGGGATGCCATGCTGCTGGCATTCTTGCACGATCAGTTCGATTAGGCGGTGCATCTGGGATGTATCAAACACGCTAGAACCGTACCAGCACTGCAGGTTGTAGAAAGTCCCCTGCGGGGTGGTCATTTCATCGAGCTTGTGAACCTGCCAGCCCTCGCCCTTGCTCTCCCAGCCGTTTTTGAACGCCTTTGCAGCATCTGCGCGAATGGTGACGATGGCAGAACTTCCGCCAATGTCGCGTATCAAATCACGGTAAATGTCCAGCACAGGGCGGTCGATTTTTGCGGAAAGCTGGTTCATGAGCGCCCATGCGTAGGCGTTGGCAGAGAGGCTGCGGTGCTTGGTAGCAATGCCAAAACTGGAAATGATTTTCTGCGCTTTTTCCTGTGCGGTTGCAAAAATCGAGCGGAACATATTAGCGTCATCCATAGAGGAAAACTCAATGACGTATTTCGTTTGGTCGATGGGGATAACGGATTTCAGAACTGCTTTCATTTCCACGCCTCTGCAATCTGCTGGCCCTGCTTCCAGTCCTCTGCGGTGAAGTCCTTAGAGGGTTTCCCGATGGTGTCAGCAATGAGTTTCCACGCATCATTTTCATCTGCGTTGTTCTTCTGGCAGTAGGCTTTGACAGCACGCTGGCACTCGGCGCGGGCGGCAAGGCGGGAGGCGGCGGGGGTTGGCTTTTCCTGCTGCGGTGCGGGAGGCTGCCCCGGCTCATCTTCATAACGTTCCTTAAATTCGTCGGCTTCGCTATCGGAATAGATGCCGTCAAACGCAAGTTTACAGATTTTCAAAACAACACGGTCAAACAAGCGTTTGTATGCCATTGCGTAAGGGTAAGCGTTCTTACAGTTCTGCGCGGATGCTTCGCCAACTTCGTAAAGCCCCTGCTGCTTGTTGGCGTAAGTGAACACAAGAGAGTTTCCATATCCAGATTTATCAACGGATACGCAATCCGGGTTGAACTTGTCTTTTTCTGGCATGTTATCGTTAATCTTCAAGCAGGCGTTGTGGCTAATAATCAAGCCGGTGTACATCATTTTGCCGGTTTTGGTCTCGTTCATTAAAATCCAGAAATCAGACTCTTTTAGGTACGGTCTATCATTGATGGCCTTTAATGCTTTGTCTCGGCTTGCAATGTATTTTGTGCTCTGGATAACAGGAACCTCTTGACGGGATTTAATAGAATACTCCGTCTTTTTTTCGTTAAACATTAGATTGCTTCTCCTTCCGGGTCGGGGGTGGTGAGGTGGATGCGGTAGCACTCCGGCGGGCAAATATGCTCAGGCGGAACGGCACGAACTACAGGCTTTTCAATGTATTCGCCATCCACGAACGTGAAAATTGTCATGTTGCGGCGACTGCCGCTGGAAAAAAAGCGCAGCTTAAAAGCATCTTCCAGCGCTTCAATTTCCTCTTTTGTAAGGCTAGACAAAGTCGTTCCAAATCCTGTTATGCTGTAGATTCGTGGGCGATTAGCCACATACTTTACAATTTTTGCTACCGATAAAAGCTGCGAGTATAACTGTAGCGCAATATTCGCTTTTTCTAATTGTGTCATCTGTCATCCTCCATGCAGGCAGGTTCTTCCCAGGCGTCGTCCTGGGTGATGCAGTTCTCACATCCAAGAACCTCGTTTCCTTGCTTATAAATGATGGTGCATTCATCGCCGCATACCGGGCAGCGGGGGTGGCGGGGTTCGTCAGGCGGGAAGGGGTTATCTTGATGCCCCCAAAAGCTTGTCATTCGGACACCTCCACAAGGTCGCCATTTTTCAGCTTGTACCAGGTGTCAGGCTTGATGTTTTCACCGTCAACTTTAAAGCACTGCACATCTTTACGATGCCAGTTGTATTCATCATCTTGCGCCCATTCCGCCAGAACAAGCCAGCATCCTAAAGCGCCTTTTGCTTTACAAGAAATGCCAAGCGCGGCAGCAACGCTTTCCTCGCCTGTAGCAGATGCCGCGCCCTGCCAGCCTGTAGCAGATGCCGCGCCCTGCAAGCCTGTAGCAGATGCCGCGCCATGATCGCCTGTAGCAGATGCCGCGCCCCGCAAGCCTGTAGCAGATGCCGCGCCCCGCAAGCCTGTAGCAGATGCCGCGCCATGATCGCCTGTAGCAGATGCCGCGCCATGATCGCCTGTAGCAGATGTCGCGCCCTGCAAGCCTGTAGCATGTTCGGAGTTTTCCGAGATGGCTTTCTCCATCGTGTACTCAACGGCAGCTTTTACAAGCCCAGCAATGCCGATTTCTGCTTTCACAGAAATCTTTTTGCCGCAGCGCTTGCTATCTTCGTTGCTTTTTTTATCGCTCACATCGTCCAAATCCACCTCACAGTAGCGGCTCATGTCGCCGGGGGCGTAGTATCCAAATACATCCAACGGGTACTCGCAGGCGTGGAAGCCTTTCTCGCACAGTTCGGCGGTGGGTTCCTCGTAGGTCTTGCCGATTTCGTACTGAAAATCACGGCATTTCAGGTCTTTATCAAAGCCTTTATACATTTTCATGGCGGGTTTCCTCCTTGAAATACAGTCCGCACAGCAGATTCAGCGCCAGCAGGGCGGCGAGGGTGCCGGGGATGTTGAGAGAGCCGAGCGCAGCCAGCAGCAGCACCAAATCTGCGGTGATTGCCAGCTTGACGAAAGCGCGGACAAGTGGTAAAATACAAATAGAGCTTTTATCCTTGCTCATTTTCTTGCCGTTCCGGTATGCCAGTACCGGGGCGGCTTCTTTTTTTGCTGTCATTTCAAACACTCCTTTGAATTAAAATACTTCTTAGCTCTGAAAGAACGCTGTCGATGCGTTCCTCATTCGTTGGTGGCCGCTTTACGCGGATTCGGGTTCCAGCTGGGTAATACTCGGCAAATTCCTCAAGTGTGATGTTGAGAACTTCGCACACCCTGCGAACTTCCGTCCATTGCCAATCCTGCCGCCCGTTTACGCGGTGCGAAAACACACCAGGGTTTATTCTGGCGGCTTCTGCAAGGCGTTTCTGGTTCCAGCCCTTTGACTTGATGTAGTCGTTGAATGTTGGGTACATCTTTAACCCTCCTTGTCTCCGCTGTCGCAAAGCTGTATACTGTGCGAAAGGGGGAAAATAGTATGGATTTAAAAATTCCAGATTTTACAAAAGACATTGACTTTGAAAGCACTCCGCTGAAAAATATTGAAAAATCATCAACGGAAACTGCCGTACAAGCCAAACGCCTTGCAGAGTTAGCGGAGCGCCGTGCTCAAAAAGCTGAGCAGGAGGCAAAGGATGCCGATGCCAGTGCAAAGCGTGCAAACGCTATTGCCATTGTATCGGTAATAATCGCTGCAATTTCTCTTTTCGGCGAAGCGCTCGGCCTTTTCCCGCTCTCTTTTTAACCAGTGTTCAAAGTAGAACGTAAAAACCAGATTGCATATCGCACCGCCCAGCACGGCGCCCTTGATAGCAATTGTGACAAACAATTTAGGCGTCATTTGGTTGCTCCTTTTTATAAAGCATTCAAGCACAGCAGTCGGAACGTCTCACGACCTTTAGGCGTGATAAGTGTCTGTGTGCCGCTCCACTTGGTTTTCTCGTTAAAGCACTCTTTAACCTCAAACAATCCGTTGTTTTTATCGGCGTAGGGCATCAGCTTTGCCTTTTTATCTCTGTAGATGTATTTCTTTTCCATCAAGAAAGAAATAAACTTTTTCTCTTCAACTCCAAGTTGTTTTGCCGTCTCACGAAAGCTGGTCAGCAAATTACGGTCTACAAGTTCGTCAAAATATTCAGCTTTAGGCTGCATAATAGCATTCTGAACTGTAAGTTCCGAAATCCGAGCATCCCGTTCTGCAAGCGTTTTGTTGGCAACAAGCAGTGCTTTAGCCATAAGCTCAGATGGCGTAAGCTGTTCCTGCCCGGAAATGTAACCACCATTTTTGCGGATACTGGGCAAGACCTCACTGGTGACCCACTTGCGGAAAGGCTTTGCCTCTGGCTTGTCGCTGCGCAGGATGACGTTGTACAGGCCGGATTCGTTGATAACGGTAGTCTCCTGCTGGCGGCCCATGCTGTCGGTGAGGTCAGTCAGGATTACCTCATCCGCATCAAGCCGCTGCGCCGTCATTTTGTGGTTGGAGATCCCCAGCACCGCGCACACGTCTTTGAGGGCGAACCACGGTTCGCCGTTCAACTCAACCGTGCGTACATCGTTGTTTTCGTACTTAAAAATCTGAATGTTGTTCATTCGCTCACTCCTTTCTTTCCGCAATCAGCTCACTTACAGCCGCTTCCATCTTTTTCTGAATGTCAGGAGGTTTGCGCTTGCTGTTCAGAATCAAACAAATATACGGCTTGCCGTAACCGAGCTTTTTTGCTACATCTTCATAAGAAATGTCGTTGTTGTGCATTTCCCCAATCAAACGGCCAGTCCACGCTTCGGGCATTTTTTCACCCCCTTAGTAAAAATTAGCAGTAAACAAAATTGACTGCCGCGACACAATATGATATAATCTGAACTGCCAGAGTAAGGCAGAAAGGAAGGTGGTCGTCCTTGACCAAACTTTTGAGTATGCCAGTTCCAGACTAAAGAAATTGCGTAACGCGCTATGGCTTAAACGGCTGTCCCAAAGCTGCCAAAGGTTACGGCAAGTCCACAGAATTGCAAGTTCGTTTTGCAAGCAGCGGATGCGCATTGCACAAAGGACCGTGTACTTGCCCGCTCACATTGAGCGGTTCCGTTGCTGCAAACTTGTTCTGGTAAAAAACTTTGGGAAAAATCCGTCTGCTAACGAACAGCAGGCGGATTTTTTGCTGTCGCGGCAGTATAAGGTGTTGCAAATGTTTACAAAACGTGCTATATTGTAGTTGTCAGATACGTAATAGCATTTAGCTCAGGTAAATACCTACCGGGGCTTGGTGTTTTGTTGCGTTTGTTGCCTTACAAGTGCTATTATACTGTAAACATACGCAACAGTCAAGTGGTTTTGTTGCTTTTGTTTACGTTTGTATGATTGCACAAATAATTGGGTGAAAAATTGTATGTTCTATGACAACTTTATTCGATTGTGCGCAAAAGAAAATATATCCCCCAGTGCGGCAGCGGAAGAGATGGGATTTTACAGGTCTGTTGTTACTCGCTGGGGCAAGGGCGGGAACGTTCGTAAAGCCACGTTGGAAAGGGTGGCAAACTATTTCGGCGTTACCGTTGCAGACCTCATAGGCGATGATTCCGCCCAACAAAAAAAGCCCACCGCACAAGGCGATGGGCTTAGCGAATTTACCGAAAAGGAAGCGGCTATTCTTAAATGGTTTTGTTCTCTGCCTGAAGAAAAGCGTCGAGCAATCCTAATTGCTCAAGACGCTCCAAAAGAGCTTCTCGATTAGTACGCACAAGCTGTAAAAATGCTTTGTCTTCTTCTGTAAGTTCCATTGTAATACCTCCATACATTAATTATAAGGTTGTGATACTATGGGCTTTTTTGACTTTTTGAAGCCGAAACCAAAAGTAAATGTTTCCATAACTACACATGAGCCGACTAAAGATAAAATTGCAAAGCAATATGCTAATTACTGCAAAACACAAGCAGAAAAGCGGCACGCAGAACAGGAAGAGCGTGCAAACAATAATTTTCTGGCGCTTTCGGCTGATGATCTCACAGACAAAAACGGCCTAAAGCCAACAGAAATTTTAATGCTTTCTTATTTAGAGAAGTATTCCAGCGGAAAGCCCGTTGCAAAGTTCTGGCATTATGATTATGGCGTTGATGACGTTTGGCCAATTATTAAAAAGTTGGAATCAATGGGATTTGCTGAAAACGGGAAATTGACTGATAAGGGAAAAGCAGAAATAAAAGATAACGAATATGTTTATTTTTGGCATAGAAAGACTTATGCTCGTGTTGCTTTTAACTTGCCTGAGTTTTGCCGTGCCGTAAATGCTCGAAAAGATATTCCGTATCGGGATTTAATATGGGGACAATACAATAAACTGTATATGGAAGCCTTTTCTTCTCCCAAAAAATGCCGTGATTTACGATATTCCATGTATGAGTTTTTGGTAGACGAAAAAAAGTTTAAAACGGCTTTTTCTATGCTACTTGAAATACCTTTTTATGATATGAACTGCCAATATCCTTTTATAGCTCCTAGTATTATGCAGGAACTAAAGAAAGCCCAAAAAAAGGCCAGCTTTACTGAAGATCAAATTTTTGATATGGCAAAAGAAAGATACGGCAGGATGCTTGTTGAAAACCCAACTGTCCCTGCTATAGATGCCGCAGGTATTGTAACATCTTACATTTTTGGAAAAGATGGTCTCGCTCAAAGAGTTTTGAAATCTTACAACATTGATTGCGCCAGGCTGTTTTCCGGCAACCGTTGATTGTATTTTACACAACTTTTTGTAGTGCTTCAACACTTTCACAAAAACACTTATTTGTCAAGGCCTTTAATCGGACTATAACACATTTCAAGCGCGAAAAAGCATGAAAAAAGCAGCTCCGATGCTGTAACATCGAAACTGCTTAAAGGTGGGTTTATAAAAGCGGACAAGCTCTAACCCGCCCTTATTCTACCACAAAGAAAGGGGCAACGCAAGATGAAACGCACAAATACCGCAAAATGGGTCGAATCTGCCAACCGTTGGCAGATCAACGTGCAGAAAGACGGAGTGCGCAAGACGTTCACCAGCGCCAAGCCAGGCCGTACAGGGCAGCGTGAAGCCAACGCCAAAGCCGACGCATGGCTTGAAAAGGGCATACAGAATCGCAAACAGACTGTTGCAGAAGCGTATGTCCAATACATGGCCCGCCAGATGAAAATTTCTTCCGAGGGAAACTGGAAACCCATGCAGGGACGCTATAACAAATGGATTGCCCCGCGCATCGGAGACACGCGCCTGACTTCCCTAACAGAGCAGGCAGTACAAGACATACTGGATGATGCTTTTGCAGCAGGCCGCAGCAAAAAGACCATTAAGAATATTGCGGGCGACCTGCGGAGCTTTTTCAAGTTTTGCCGCCGCTCTGGATGGACAACGTTTGAGCCGGAAGAACTGCACGTTCCAGAGGGAGCGCGTTTCAAAGAGCGAACAATTTTGCAGCCAACCGACATTATAACGCTTTTGAACGTCGATACCACCCTAAGCAGGGGGCACAGGGTATTTGACGAATATATACATTATTATAGGCTGGCCGTTTTTACAGGAATGCGGCCAGGTGAGCTTTTGGGCCTTGAATGGGGAGACATTGAGGGCGGCGTAGCTCGGCTTAAGCGCTCCGTAAACATATACGGGAAAGAATCAAGGGGAAAGAATGAAAACGCCCCGCGTGCAGTTATACTTTCGGCGCGGTCGCTGGAAGAACTGAACGCGCAAAAAGAGTTGACCGGAATGTGCCAGCGCGTCTTTCCACAGGTAGAAGAGCGGAATATTCGCCGCGCGTGGCAAAGATACTGCGCCGCCAACGGCATTACGCAATGCACCTTGTACGAGTTGCGCCATACGTTTGTCAGCATAGCAGCCAATTTGCCAACAGGCCAGCTTAAACAGGTGATAGGACACAGCCAGAATATGGACACTTACGGCGTCTACGCGCACGCCATAAACGGACAGGATAAAGTAATAGCAGAGAACATCGAGGGCATCTTTGATGCAGCCATAGCAGCGGGAAAAAGTACACAGTGAAAGTACACACTTTTTATTCTCGTGCTGTATTTGGCATGGGGATGGGAGTACGCACGGTACACATTTATTACGATAAGTAATGAATATAATACCGTGCTTCGTGGAATAATCGGGGTTCGAGTCCCCCATCCTCCACCAATAGAAACAGCGTAGATTCGTCGGAATCTACGCTGTTTTCTTTATGCAGTACACACTTTAGTACACACTTGCATATTTTTTACGCAGATTGTGCAGCAGTTCTGCATACAATTCCGGCTTTGCTTCTTTCAGCGCATCCATAAACTCGTCCAGCACGCGCCACACTCTACCGGTATCAGCCTTGTTTACAATCTCCAAAAATTCACTCATCCTGTAAACGCTCCAATTTCCGCATAACGCCATTATAAACTTTAGGGTTCGCCACATATAAAGCCGACATAAGCTCATCCAGCACGTTCAGCGCATCCGTAAGGTCTACATTTGACACAGCTCGTAAAAAGTCACTGCTGCCAACAGCAGCCCTTGTAGACGGCTTTGCCGCTTCGTAGTAGCGAACTGTCTCTTGCCGTTCTGCTTTTTGTGGGGCAGGGGATACATCTGCAAGCTGCTGATTTTTCACAACATACAGCGCCGCTAAATTTTTAACTCTGGTCATGGTAAGTTCGCTATTTTCGATTTCGGCTATAGCGCCGTCAATCTCTCGCACGTCAACCATAGCCGCCACCTCCGTCAAATGTTTTTCAGTTCATCGATGCAATGCTGGATAGTCTCGCGGTCGTATCCATCAACGTTTCGGATCATGTCTTCCAGCTTTCGCATCATGCTGTCTCGCGCATCGTCTCGGCTGTAATGGCCACGCACATAATGCGAACCGCGCCGCGCATAGCTGCTGCCGCGTCCATAATTGCCGTGCATATTAGCGCTCCAATCACCATCCCGGCTGTAATCTTCATCGCGGCTGTAGCCGCCTTCTTCCAGCATGGTGATTTTGTCGATGTTCTTGATGGTGTCAGTCAGCTTGTGAACAGTTTCCAAGTCACCGGCAGACATTTCACCCTTCTTTCCGATTTCGTCCAGTTCTGCGCACAGCATGTCTTTCAAGTCATACAAAACTCTTTTACTCATGGTTTACTCCTTTCAGCTCACTCTCTCGACCACAAAGTTTGCGTTCGCAAACAAAACGGTTTGTGTGCTTGTATTTTCGGCGGCAACGGTCAGGCAGCAGCCGCGCGGAACTTCAACAAAAGACGTCACATAGATATTAAAGAAGTTTTCTACTGCTGCCGGTGTCACGGTTGCAGTCGCACTGTTCAGCGGTTCACCGTTGATGGCAAGCGCAGCAGTAATAGCTTCCACTGTGCCGCCGGTAGGGATAGCAACATTTGCACCAAATCCCACTTTGAAACGAGCTTTGCACTGGTTCGTGATGCCGCGCAGGGTGACAATTCCTGCACCTTCACGATGCACAATGCAGCCCTTACCCGCTACTGCAGTTTCTGTCAACGGCACATTCTGGCCTGCTGCCACGCTCACGGTATTGGCGTTTGTAAATTCAGCCATAAAATCATTCCTTTCAAAAAAAGATAGTGGCGGG